CGTATACTGGCAAGTACCAGTTATCATGTTCCACTTCGGAATATCGTGAGTTTTCAATTGCTCGTGCTTGTGCCTCGTCGGTGAGTTCTTCAAATTCGTAGGCAGTGATTTTCAATAAGTATTCTTTCATTGTGCTATGTGTTTTGCGGTTTGTGTAACCGGTGCTTCTATTAAATTGCTTCCTAAATTGTAAACTGGGCCTTCGTAGGTTTTTCCATTGACCTGTCGTTGGCCTCCCCAAGAGCGGAAGAAGTACGGGTCAGTTTCTACCCAGCGGTTGCGAATGAGAACTGTAAGAGTGGCAGCAGGATTGAATGTGTATTCCAGGCCATTGGTATCGGCAAATTGTGCTTTCATATTAGGCAGGGATTTGGTTTTCGTGAATGTTTTCTGCGGCTTTGGAGAAGTAGTAGATATTCATACTGCGGATCCAAGGAGCACCATTAAATTCGTCCTCAAAATCGATGTCAGTCTGTTCTGAATGGTAGACGTACCCAGCGGCATTCAGTTCCTTTAATTCTTTAAGTGTTAACTCCTCGCCATCTTCCAAGATGTATTCGTAAAGGTTAACATTGAGATCATCTTGGTAAAGATTTTCCGGGATTGCTTTGTTTGTGTTTTCCATATATGATTAATTTTGATAGAATAAAAATAATACATTTTTCCCAAAGAAAAAAATGTTTTGGCCAAAAGTTATTAACAATTTAAACTATTTGGCAGGTAGAGGAGAGTTGGATTTTTCTTCTGAATGTCCGGTACCTGACCAAACTCACAGATTCTTCTGTCAAATTCCCGTACATCAAAACGCTTGGTAATAAAATGATAGCCGTTCTTGGTAGGAATGACTGCCTCAATTTTTGGGCCGTCGGGTCGAATGCCATCAATGATGTGCGCGGCCCTGTGAACGTCTACTTCGTCTTTCGTATCAATATCAACAATCCATCTCTTCTCCTGAGTTTTGATTTGTCCAACCACAGAGTCAAACAATCCTTTTTGATTGGTTTGGCCGTTACGAATGCGTTCGGCCAAGGCCACCATCATATTTAAGGAAACATCATGGTGATTTTGCTTTTGAACATGAATGTAGGCTCGAGCCTTAAACATTTCGCACAGCTGTTTGATTTCATCGTACCGACTTTCCAGGTGTTCAATACTCTCAATACAATAAGTCTTAATGGTACGAACTGACTGATGATTATCACGGTCCTCCGCGGGCTGGTCTTTCTTACGCTTAAAAACATAGAGCATATAGAAATCGCCAGGCTCAGAATAATTGAGAAGCGGCTTAATGCGTTCAAGATTATTGATCATACTTTTGGTTTTTATGCTTGGACTTACGGTTGTACTTCTTCTTATTGCGGTAGACATTAGGGCGGGTTGCCATTTGGATCTCTTGCAATGTTAATTCTACAGTTTTCATATTGCAGCCTTAATCATTGTAAGTGAAGCACGGATTTTCTTGGAAACCGACGTGCCAAAAACTGGATGCTGGTATTCCGAACCATTTTCTATGAGCAGCGCCATTTTGGCAGAAATCTTTTCGATGGTGTATGTTTTGCCAGCGCAACGAGGATCATCCACAGTTACCTGGGCGCCTTTTCCAAGAGTGCGTTTAATGGTTTGACGGGCTTTAGCAATTCGGCTATTAATTTCGTCTACCAACATATTGTTGAGTGAGCGCAAATCGCTGTCTGATAATGTATCCATGGATTTGCCAAGAGCGGTTGTAATTTCTGAGTAATTCATAACTTAAGATTTTGATGCAACGTAATTCTCTGTTCTAAACTCGTATTCGGTTTTCCATTCAGGATGTAAGTACCAGTAACTTTCATTAAGGTAGATGATTTGATAACCAGCATAGTTTCCAACGATTGTAATAATGCCTTTTTGAACCAAGGAAGAGAGTACTCCGCGGATTGAACGGGTAGAGATTCCAGTATCTCTTGAGAGATCATGTGCATCTACGTCAGAAAAACCGGGTTCAGCATAGAGGCTACTGATGAAGGTTTCCAAAACTTTGTTTTCTTTGTCAGTTAATTGAAGATTGTGTTTTTCCATTTTTTATTAATTTTGATAGAATAAAAATAATACCTCAATGTTAACTAGGTATTAACTGAATGTTAATCTTATATTAAATGATTATGCCGTGGCAGGCACAGACCATAACCAGGATTCCTCATTTGCAATTCGAGAGATTTCTTTCCACATTTTCTTGGTATGATGCTGATAACCTTTGAAGAGATGCACCCATTCATGTAGGATAACCCAAAGGGCGGCCTCCTCCTTGTTCTTTACGTGTGCATGGATAAACGGACGCTCGGAACGGTAGCCTACGCGATCCCAAGATTTGTCAGTTACCCGATCAAAAAACTTCTTACCGAAATTGATTTGACCAGTTTTGTAGTTGCAAAAAGCACGGCGGCCTTCCCACGTGAGTTTGATCTTATCAGTGGAACCAATAAAGGTGTTTGTCGGGAACCGCTCGGCGTGCTTACGGTTAAGGTAGGAAACCAAGGTTTCCGCGGAATCCTTAAACTTTTCCCAGTTTAGCGATTCCCCAGTGGAACTGCCTTTGTAGTCCATTATCATATCCCGAACATCATCGGAAGTCTGGCTGTCTACAAGATTCCACCATTCCGAACCGATAAAGACTCCGTCGGGAGTGATGCGGAAAGAATAACTTTCCATGTTTCCACCAAAACGGTTCTTACTCATGGAAAAGAGACGCTCACGGATTTCCTTGTCAAACCATACCGTCATATGTGAGTCCACCTCGTGTTTGAGGAACGATGGACCTGCATAGTTTCCACCTTTATCGTTGTGGCCAATCAGCATAACTGGCGTAAAGGAGGTCTTGGCCCATTTGGTAAACCGCTCCACCAAAACCACTTGTCCGCGGGTTGGACCATCTGGCATTTTAGAAGCCATTTTCTGTAGTGAGTCCACAATAACCATTGATGGATCCAGACTATCCAGGGCTTGGAACAAGGTATCAATACCGCCAGGCTGTGTATGAAACTCGTGAGTACTTACAAGCAGCGAATTGAAACCTGCAATTTTCTTGGCCTGCAGTTTTAATTGGAAGTCGGACATTTCATAGGAAAGGAAAACTACCGGGCGGGAATCGCGTTCCGCAATTCGGGAACCTACCACCGCGCAAAGAGTTGTTTTTCCAGATCCAGGATTCCCCGTTACCAGTACAACTTGCGATGGGACCATACCACCTATTTCCGAAAGGACATTGTCCAGTTCCGGAGAATCGGTTTTGATGGTGTTAAAGAGTTTTTCTGGTACCTCAATGTCTGATACCTTTTTGAATGTTTGTTTTGCAACAGTTAGTTCCATATATGATTAATTTTGTTAGGATAAAAATAATACCAAAAACCCAAAGAAAAAAATGTTTTGGCCAAAAGTTATTAACAATTTTCCCTTTCAACCAACTCACCGTTAATGTACACCAGGTTGACTTCTCCCCAGGTAAATCTTCCACTCAATTTCCAAAGAATATCCCATGCCTCCGTTTCATTGGTAGCGATAATTGTGAAATCATCAAAATCAAAATCGTTGTAACCAGGTACCCAGCGGGTTCCAAGGAATGTGTAAGTATTTGTTGTGTTATTCATATTCAGTATAAATTTGATAGGATAAAAATAATACAAAAAACCCAGAGAAAAAAATCTCTGGGCCTAAAGTTATTAACAAAATTAATGGCTGTCGCCAACATCATGCTTTTCTCCATAGATCAAATAATCCGGATTAATTACCTTAGCAACTTTTTGTCGATTGCCATCTATAGATTTGATAACAATACCTTCATGCGGAATTTGGGTTCCTTCAATAAAGTTATTGAAAGTGTATTTGTCTTGTATTTCCTGCGACCAAAGACCAATATACAATTCAGGAACATAATCAAGTCCCATGATATTATGAATTGCAAAACTTCTGGCGCCTTCACAATATTGACCATTGATTGTAACATCAAATCCTGCGTATTTTAATTCAGTCAATCCATAGTCATAATTTTTCTGGATTCCAGGACCATAGATTTCTCCGTAAATTACAATTCCTTCTTGAATATCATATAGGTCCTTTGACAAATCAAATAAATTCCAAAGCTTTTCTCGAATGTTATGTTTTTCTGCAATTGTCTTCCAAACATCCGTGTCATAAAAACCTTGTGAATCCGATCCTTTTTCTACGTTATGAGAGCCGTATACAAATTCATATTCGATATGTTTTCCGATTCTCAAGAATTTCTTTATTCGATCTAAAATGGAAAGCCTGGTCTTCTTTACAATACCGTAACGAGCATTTGTACCATGCAACTTACGAGTAATTTCTACAGCATCGTTTTCATTAAACATTCCAGCCACATTTTTTAAGTTTGGAAACTTGTAATAGACATGGAAGTTAGGATTTTGGTGGTATCTGATCTTACGCCCTGACGCCAATTGTACTTGTACTACCGGTGGTTCGTATTTGAAGATACTCAACGAATCCATCAGATCCTTACCTTCTGGGTTGTAGCCAACCGGTAAAAATTGGTTAGGAATTACTAAACACTCGGAATATACCCCTCTCAGCTTCACAGTACGTACACGTTGTCCTTTGCGTAAGTAATTAGTCACGTTCATTGCATCTGAAAGCCCTTGGGGTATAACAGCATCTGTTGTAGCAATGGCTACCAAGTCATTTACTTTGTATTCCCCTTTCTTGAAAATACAATTCCATCCTCCGATTACGCCTTGTTCGATGTTATCAGCACCTGGGATTGGTTTGATTTCGTTTATGCGTGCTACATAGCACACTGAGTTATTATTTTCCATCTCTATAGTCTTCGTATTTTAATCCCCATTGTAAATTCGCCCACAACATTTCTCGTTCTGCTGCTTGTTTAGACATTCTCAAACTCTTGCGTAGGTATTCTACACCCCAACCTTTCCACTCCTCAGCCTGAGCCATAGTCATAGTCCAGTTGGTGTACCAGTTGTCTGTTCTTCCTATGATATCTTCATAGGTAACATCATGACCAGCAATCTCAAACATCTTGTTGATTAGGTCCTTGATTGCTTGATCAATCTTCTCTTGCCTACTCAACCTCTTCGCCATCGCTTTCTAATGTTAGTGAGTACTTTTCTTGCGCTCCTGGAATAGCTACGAAGTTTGGTGTTACCTTGTACACTGAGTTAAGTGTGTGCAATAAGTCATAACCTTCACACTCTTCCTGCTTACGAACTTCAGATGTATGGAACCATCTATCTCCGTAGTCCACAAATAAGCAACAATGTTGGTTGGATAGTGTTAAGTTAATCAAACAACCGTCAATCTTAAATCCAGGATTGTACCCGTTTAGATGATCACCATCAAACTTAGTATCCTCTACCTTCTCAACTTTGATAGACGTATGTTTGTACTTGTCAAAGTTAATGTTGTTAATGTTTTTCATTTATAGTTGTATTTGAAATCTGTTTCTCATTACCTCAACGTGCTCGTCAGGACATCCGTGAATGTTCTTACCACCGTGTCTATTTTCTACAATAAGAGAAAAAACGGTATATCCGTATTTTTCCGCCAATTCGTAGTAAGCGTCCATTTCCCATTCCTGCGTAAACGTATTTGATACAGCCACAGGAACTCCAAAGCTCATTGTATGAGCAACATTGTTTTGGCACCATTGGTGAGCATCTCGGATTTTGGCAGGATTGAAATTGTATTCGCCATTTTCATTGACAAAATACATATCCGCTTCAAATTGTTTTACGCCTAGCGCTTTTGCTAATGTAGATTTACCAGCGCCTGGTAAGCCACGAAGTAAGAACAGTGTTTTTTCCATATCAGTATTAATTTGATAGTATAAAAATAAAACAAAAAACCCAAAGAAAAAAATCTTTGGGTAATTAGTTGTTAACAAAATTTACGCCTATTCCGCAGGCTGAGAATTTGCGGCATGTTTATCCAGCGCTTCTAACACTTCCTCTTGCCCGATTGCAGACGCGTACGCATTTTGCGATGCTATATTCCAAATAAGAATTTCGTCTTCTGGGAATTCACGGTTTTCTTTCCAGTCAAATACTGCAAAGAAGTCGCCTTCTTCAGTTTGCATATCCCAACCAAATTGAACTTCCTCTTCAACTTTTCCGCGATGTGAAGGTTCGCCGCAAACAGCAATCAATTGGTTTACGGATGCTAAAACTCGATGGTTTGTAAAAACAAGGTCTTTTGCCTCGGGTCTAGTTTCTGCTTTTTTCATATTGTTTCCTTTATTTTGATTTCTAATGTATATGCCGCGTCTGGCGCGTCCATAATGCTTTTAACATTAAGAGGGCTACGCGGATTTTCTTTGTAAGCCCAGTCTTCCATTCCAAGCTCTTCAAATCTTTTTGCAATTCTTTCATTGTAATGGTTTGCAATAGTTTTTACTCTTCTTTGAATGTCTTTTCGAGTTGCACCACCATTTGCATTTTGTGTATTACCGGTATGGTAATACTGTATGTAGCAACATTTTGGAATTCTTACAAATCGAGTTGTAAGAAAGGATCTAACAATCAATTCGTAGTCATCCGCAATTGTCAATCCTCGGTTATGTCCACGGATTTCAAAATAGTGTGTACGACGCCATGCTCTAAAATGATTAGGTACACCTACAATATGCCTAATTGTTTTTGGGTTTACTGGAACGCATGCACATACAGAAACTTTATGTCCTCTTATTGTATCTTCATAATAATTTCCATAGTCAAATGCAAACCCTTTTGGATATTTGCGGGTGGCTAATTTTTCATCGCTT